GCTTGAGCGACGGCCAAAGCCGCCAACGCAAGAAGAGCATAGAGAAATCATCAAAGAACTTGAAAGGATGGTCTATGGACGTTTTGAATGAATTTCCCCTTGTAGATGAACACGGGAAAAGATACCGCGAGTTCGGGCACGGATGCCGCGAGTATGCGCCGACTATTGTAACAACTGCCGGGACGGTTCCGGCGGGCACGGTCATTTGCAAGCATACCGAGCCGGAGGCGGTCAAGCCGAAAAAGGATTGTCCCTTTTCGAACAGCCTATACCCCGAATGCAAAGAGGGCGATTGCAGTTTTTACGCAAACGGCAAGTGCAAGCCGGGAACGGCAACAGCGGGCAAGCGCTGCCCTCTCCCTGCACATTTGACTTGCGGCAATACCTGCACCATGTATAAGAATAGGAGCTGCGGCCTTTTTCCGCAGCAGAAAGGAACAAAAAAATGAGTTATTTAAGATTGTTCACAGGAAGCAAACAGGATATGGCGCGAGTTTTGAAAATCGAGCGAATGATCCGCGATTTGACTAACATCAACGCTATCCGCGAGATCGAGCAATTCATGGGTGAAAATCGTGAGCTTATCGCAAGAAACAGCGAGGGCGCAAACGCAAGCAACCGAGACAGTAAAAACCGCGAGTATTACGCAGTTTTCAGAGAAATCACAGGAACGGAGGATACCAATGTCTACTAAATACAACAGCTATGCACAGCGCCTTGACATCGCTTTCAAGGCGGCACGGGACGAATACGCCGCCGCGTATAACGCAGTAGAGCAGGCCCGAAAGGCCATGCAGGACGCAGGCCAGGACGCGCTGAAAAGGCAGATTGCCACGCTCCAGCTCCAAGAGGCAGAAAACAAGATGAGAACGGAAACCGCGCGCATTTGGACGGCGTTCGATGCAAAGGCCGCAGACTTCCGCCGCGCATTGGAAAAGGAAGTACAGACAAGCAACCTTGCTGATCCTTCCGCCATTGACAGCAACGCCGTGGAGCTGATGAAAACCGGCGTTCTGACGGTGGATGATTATTTCAGCTTTGCGGATCGATACAGCGAAAACTCGACCATGTTAAAGCTGATCGGGCACTTTGCAAGGGAAGCCGCCGGCAGCGCCGACGACCGAAAAGACAAGGCTGCTTTAACCGTTCTCGCGCAGGATTGCGCCAAAGGCACGGGAAAGACCTTGAAAGCGTGGGACAGCATGATGACCGCCGCCAACTATTGCAGCGGGCGCGGCGGCAGCGGCAACCGGCGTCCTACTCCCGGCGTAACGCTTAGTATGGGCGAATGGTGGGAGCAGCTTTCCGGCGAGATCATTGAGAACTTTTAAGGGGGGTGCCACATGGGACTGATTCTTTGCGGTGCGGCGGTGTTTGCCGTCGGCGCATTCCTGGGGGTATTCGTTGGGGGCGTAATGGTTTCTATCGGGATCCAGCTTGAAAAGAGGCGAGCAAATGAAACACAAGGCAAAAAGTAAAGCTTGGGCGCGAAAGTATGTGAAAGTCATGGGCCGGAATGTATTGGCCGCGTTTGATATGGGCTATGAGGATGGAGCTGCCGGAAAGCAGCGGCAGGCTCCTCCTTTCCCGGAAGAAATACAGCCGGGGACACCTGCTTATGGTGCGGTAGTTTTTGCGCAAACAATGTATGACAGAGGGTATACCTTCGGAAAGGAGATGACAAAATGAATTTACTTGACCTTGCCGTCAAAATCACGGTTGATGACAGCGGTGTTGACAGCAGCCTAAATAAAATAACGTCCTCGTTCGAAAAGGTCAAAAACAACGTCGGCTCTGTGATAAAGACGGCTTCAAAAATTGGCGCAGTTGTTACCACAGTCGGAACAGCGTTAACCGCGGTCGGTGTAGATACCGCCGCTGAGGTGAGGGCAGAGGCAAGCGCGTTTGAACAGACCTTCGGTGATATGCAGGACACCGCTACAAAGGCAATTGGGCGCGTAGCTGATGAATCCGGCATCCTGCAGACGCGCTTGAACGCACTCGGTAGCAAGATCTATGCTTTTGCCCGGTCTTCCGGCGGCGATGCGGTAGAAAGCATGAACCTGATGGAACGCGCTTTGCAGGCCGCGGCAGATAGCGCGGCTTATTATGATACTTCGGTTGAGCAAGCTACAGAAACGCTGCAATCGTTTTTAAAAGGCAACTTCGCCAACGACGCAGCCCTCGGACTTTCGGCCACGGAGACCACACGAAACGCGGCCGCTATGGAGCTTTTCGGGCAAAAGTATAATGAGCTTTCCGAAATCCAGAAGCAGGAAACTCTTCTGAAAATGGTGGAAGATTCGCAAAAACTATCCGGCGCACTGGGGCAAGCTTCACGCGAGGCTGACGGTTGGGAAAACGTTCTCGGCAACCTGAAGGAATCGCGGAGACAGCTAAAAGCCGCATTCGGTGAGCCTATTCTGGATTCTGTAACGCCGATGCTTCAAAACGCAACGGCGGCAGTGCAGGATTTTACGGCAAAAGTGGATTGGGAGAAAGTGGCAAATGTCATTACGACGGGGTTTGATTCCGCTGTAGACGCTTGCAAGACTTTGATGGACACTCTCAATCAGATCATCCCCGTTGTCGGGGTCGCTGCCGGCGCTTTTGCCTCGCTCAAGGCAGGAATGGCGATTCAACATCTTGTTCAGGGCTTTCAAAATGCACAGGTTGCCATTTCGCTCCTGACTATGGGGCTGAATAATACGACACTTGCACAGGCCGCATTAAACGGGACGATGACTGTCGGTGAGACGATCGTAGCGCTGCTCACAGGGAAAATGACCTTAGCGCAGTTCGCGCAGGCTGCTATGACAAAAGGGCAGCTTGCCTTGAACACCGCATTAAGCGCAAATCCCATCGGGGCAGTCATTGCCGTTGTTGGAGCGCTGACGGCGGCGGTCGTTGTGCTATGGAACACAAATGATGATTTTCGCAATGCGATCATTTCTGCATGGGGAAAGATCACAGAGACGATCTCCGGCGCAGTATCAGCAATCAAAACTTTCTTCGCCGAGACTATCCCAAATGCGGCGCGGACGGCGCTTGACTGGTTCCACAGCATTCCGGAGCAGATGAAGGAGGTCGGACGAAACCTTCTTATGGGGCTTTGGGATGGCATCACCGACAAGGTGGAATGGCTCAAGGGTAAAGTGACGGGCGTTGTGGATACCATCAAGGGATGGTTTACCGGCAAAGACGGCTTTGACGAGCACTCGCCCTCCAAGTGGTCCCGCGGCGTATTCCGGTATGTGATGGAGGGCGGCGTGGAAGGCTTGGATGATGGTCTGCCTTCCCTGATGCGCGGCGTATCTGATGTGGCGGGCCGCGTGAAAAACGGCTTAGACTTTGGCGCGACGTCGGTAAACTTTGCCGATTCCGGGATTGGGCGCTCGAGCGCGGCTATTGTCAATGGAATTGCTAACAGTCCGGCGCAGACAATAAACTTGCTTGCAAATCTTGTCTTGCCGGATGGCAGCAAGATTGCATCCTTTATATTCGACGATCTCGTTAAATACGCAGCCGCTAACGGGACACCAATTGCAAATCCGCAAATGGCGTAAAAAGGAGGCAGCGATACAAAGGCCACCAGCCGGGAGAAAGCCCCGGCAGCAGGCAGCAAGGGCGGCGGGATTGCCTATCCTTTGTTCCCTTGCGAAGTCCTGCCCGAAGTACAGCGGCAGGCAGCGCCCTAAAGTACCAGGGCGCGGGGGTGTGTATTTCGCCATTTACAACCGATAGATAGAGAGCGGGGGCAAAAGCCCCCGCTTTCGCGTTCTAACGCCGCTCTACGGCGTTTTGCCTTTTGGCAGTATAGACCCCACTCAAAAATGAGCAAAAGCCCGTAGAGGGCCAGCAAATAGGAAAAGAGGGGGATTATTCCCCCTCTTCCTGCTTTGTTTTTAGCCCTTGCATGATCTCGTCCCGCTTCGCTTGAATATCAACCGCGCGAGAGACGAACGCGGGAACCGTTTCCCCGGCTCTCTGTGCGGCCTCCTGCGCCGTTTTAAGCGCGGCAGGGGTAAGAATAGCCCCCATGCCTTGCGGCGCTCCTGCGGGCTGCTGTGGGCTTTCTCCCGTAGCTTCACCAATGCAAGATAAAACACATTCCCGCAAGACCGCGTTGGAAGTCTTGCCGATCTCCGAACAATAGGCCTTGAACTTCTCCGCCTGTTCCTTTTTTACACGACACGCCAGACTTGCTATGTTTTCGCGCTGATATTTGGCTGACGCTCTTTTCTGCGCCCCAGTCGGTGCCAACAAATCACCTCCTTTTGACACGCTTATTGTATCACATTTATATATGTTTAACCATATACAAAATAGACAAAAATATATGGTTAACCTTGTGCAATCTACCACTTGATATATGGTTAATCATATAGTACAATACGATCACAGGGAACAAAAGAAAACAGTTAAGACACCGGCACAAGGTGGACGGGAGTACCGAGAGGGAAAGCAAGAACACCTATAAGAGCGGACAAGGATGCGGAATGGGAAGCAGATGAGGCCACAGCCGCAACGCCACCCGCCGCCGGAGTTCCTAAAACAAAACGGAGGTAAGCACATGAACTTATCACTTTACGAGCAGGAAACGATCATCAATTCCAATGAGGCGGACAGCACCGCAAGCGTCTATACGCATAACAAGGCGCCGCGGAAGAAGCTGGAAACGCTGGCGGCAGACAGGCCGGAGGAATGCAGACTTGTCAAGACCTCCCACGACGGGAAAGCGGTTGATTACATCATCCCGAAAGCGTGGGTAAAAGTCAAGCCGCCGCGCATTGCAAGCGAAGCACAGAAAGCGGCATTAGCGAGGGCGCGGGAAACGGCAAACAAGCACCGCTGACGCTTGCGCACGCAGCATTTCGGCAACGAATAGCACACGCCGAGGGTAATTACACCCCCCACAAAACGAAAGGAGCAGAACAATGAGCAGACAGGACATTGAAGGCAAGGTGCAGGAAATCCGGGAATTGAAGCGGATGCAGGAGGAGCTTTCGGCAGAGCTGGAGGCGCTGACTTGTGAAATCAAGACCCACATGGACGCGGAGGGCGGGGACACCATCAGCGGCACGGATTGGAAAGTGACCTATAAGGCCGTGACTTCCTCCCGCATTGATACCAGCGCATTGAAAAAGGCGCTTCCCGATCTGGCGCAGCAGTTCACCAAGACCACCACGGCCCGCCGGTTCTGCATCGCATGAGAAAGGCCCCATGTCCCAGCCGACCAAAGCAAGAGGACACGGAGCCACAACCACCACAGGGAGGCCGGTACTGCCATTGTACCGCCTCCCGCACAGAAAAGCAAGGAGGAAATAACAATGAGCAAAAACAGTACAATTATGAAATTCGGTGAGATGCTGACCCATGCGGCAAACATTTACGCCGTGGGAGCGGCTGGGCCGTCCTTTGCGTGGGCCTCCCCTGACGACATTGTGATCCTGGGCAAAACCCCGGATGATATTAACGGGCGTGTGTGCCTTGTGAGCCTTCCGGACGATGAAAAGAGGCGTTTTGTGCGTCTGTATCGGCACGGGAACACGATAAAGACCTATTACATGGACGATTACGATTGTAGCGGGGAGTATCCGGCTAACGGCGTGGAAGTTCATGGGGAAGTGCTGGCAATCGTCCACCAGTACGGAGTGGAGCCAGAGGCCCCCAAAGCATCCACGGCGTGGGAAAAGCGTGTGAAAAAGGCATTGAAGGGCCGTTTTATCTCATTCAAGGATCAGGAGCAAATTTTGAAACGGCACACCAACGCCGGACGCTGGACAACCCTAAACGTGGCCTATTGTCTGGGCGCAGAGGCCGGGAGAAAGGAGGCTATGAGCGATGACAAAGGCAGAGCGTGAAATGATGGAACGCATCCACGCCTACGGTATAATCCTATCACTCGACGAGGAGCAAGCAGGACTTGTCCTCGCGAGGATTAAGAAAATGTTAGCGGAGTAGGAAGCGGAGGCGAAACTTCTGACAGGTAAGGAGGTGTCCACATGAAAGCATACCTAAAAGACGTCTTAGGATTTGCTGCAATAGCCTTTTGTGTTATCGCAACAAATGCGATCATTCTTTTCGTTGTATATCTAATCTGCGGAACACTTGAAAGCGGAGCGGCAGCCATCCTATT